TACAACAACTGACGGCAACGAAAATGCTGCGAGTGCAGGCACGAGGTTAGTGAATTCTTGGGTAACTGTAACCCCTGGTTTACGATAAGCCATTCTTCGTTCTCCTTCTTAAGGTGCAGCAAAAGTTGAAATAATAACGTTTTCCAATTTCCTGGCCGCCTTCTCACTGAGCACCCACCGATCTTGGATTTGAGCAGTGATATACACAGGGACGACAGTCAGTTTATCATCCGACCCCTCTTGTTCGATAAGAGCTTCTGCACCGATATTTAGGCTTTTTATTGTGTAGAATCCGTACTTTTGCAAGGTAGGTCTGAAGAACTTAAACGAGTTGAACACGAGGTGCCCAAGCTGTTCAGCTTCTATCCCCTCTCGACTAAAGCATGAGAAAGCCACCGATCCGGTGAGTAGGTCATTGAAGATGTAGTTTCCGTTCCGCATCGAGCGGCTCTCTACCGCTCCTCCGCCCAGACCGAGACCTTGCCAACTAAGGGGCCCTCGCACCGCGATGATCGCCGGTCTGGTACCGACTGCTGTCAGGTCGACAGCATGAACATCGCTAATCTGTATCTCCGTTTTCGTATCATCGTGGTCGTATTTGAAACAACCGGCAGATCTTTGCTTAAAGATTAGCTGTAAAAATTCTAACCCAGTCCTCTTTAGAAATACAGCAACATTAGGAATCTGTTCGGCTTTCTCTATGGACCGCCTTGGGATTCCTGCTGGTTGCGCACTGCCTGGACCTTCAGTCACGCTCATCGGCTAGCCCCCTTCATAGGTTTAGCCTTGGGGGGTACTTTGTTAATGGTTTTAAAGTGTTGCTCTTCCATTTCGAGGATTATGGCGTTCATCGCTGCCTTGGGGGACTTGTAGACCTTTGCCCCAGCTAGTTTTTCTAAAACGGCCGTTTTCTTCATATGTTTGTAGCTGATACCCCCCGTGCTGACTGTTTGTGTGGCTTTGGTACAGCAACCTTACCAGGTGTATCACCAGTCACTCTTGGTGCCATATTTTGAGTTGTACTGACCTTCATCGGGGTTGGTAGCGGTGGGGTGACCGTACGAGATGCTGTGGTTACCCCAGAGGTAGGGTGGGCAGGTTTGCCGATCACGCCTGGGGAGGCTAGAGTTTTGGCACCAGAGCGCAGCCCTGGCATCTTGCCTGTAAGGCTGATAGCCCTCTTTTCAAACCCAAGCCAAAAATCCCTCATTTTGTACCGCCCGCTAATCGTTTGGTCGTTCATCCGCGTCTAACCCGTCCCCCGACAATCTTCTCCCAGCACGGTACCCGCCGACCCCTGGTATCAGGTTTGAGATGCTTTCCTTATTTACTTTTTTTCTATCTTTGTCAGAGTATGGGCCGACAGCTATCCCGGCCAATGCCCCCAGGGCGCTGAGTGGCCCCCAAGGAAGTGCTCCTAGAGCCTCGCTTCTAGCTGCAGATTGTTTTTCAAATCCATCCCAAAAGTTCTTCATCTTAAAACTCCCTCTCTTTTTCTCTACACGCGAGTTCAGCTATTAGTGCCTTACGCCTATCGTCAGGCACAGGTAGTTGGTACTCGACATCCGTTGGATTTACAGAGTCAACTCTTGCAATCTGTAGCAGAAGCGTACGGTTCTTCTCAGGATACCTGACATTAGAAACTTTGTAATAGCGGTTGTTCTTGAGCTCGACGATCAGGTCACCATCAGTAAGTAGAGGGTAATTGGTAAACTGAACGTCAGTCTGATTGACCTGCCTCTGCCCCCACTCAGCTACCTGGACCACTTTTGGATCTGGCTCAAAGCTCATCCACGCTTCGTAAGGCGGGTAAAAGCCACCAAGTTTCCCTGTCCCAAGGCATGTTGAGCAGTTGCTCTTAGTGACACGTTTCATGATCTCATCCCAGCACTCGGGACAGTACTGCCCGTCTCGCCGGCGTTTAAAGATCATGGTTGGTACCCCTGCCACCCATCGATGGAAGAACAGGTGCTCCTCCACAACGTAAAGGCCTACCAGGTCAAGATCGCCATCCCAGGTGGTAGGGTTGCTGGTGAACGTCTGGACAGCGGTAGTACCAGAAAATTCAACCGCACGGACGCGGTAGTAGTAGACCTTGTGGAAGTCAATGAGGTTGGCGGTGTAGTCGACGAACTCTAATGCTTGCCCAGAGCGGACACCCTCACTCATAGCCATGAGCTGCTGCATCTCTTCTGGACTCTCACCGCGGTCGACGTAGAAGCGAATATTTCTTAGGCTTTGTGCGGTAGGCTCGAGTTCCCACCTAATGAGGACACGAGACAGAACGCTTGGCGGGTACTGCATGTTGAGTACAGTCGCATCCACGTCTTTGAACTTAAGGTTTTTAAGATTGCCAGCCATCTAGCCTCTGAACTTTCCACGATCAGTCTCTTCAGTTATGGTATCAAGCTTTGGTCCTGCGATTGACACATGGTTCGGTAGAGGGTTTCCGCCCTGCTCGTCTCGCCTAGTGTTAAAGCCAGTCCAAAACCCAGAGCTTGGTACATCATGGTCAGCTTCCTGAGACTTGGTCGATTCCGAGTTCGTCTTTTGTTTCGTACTCATTAACAAAACCTTTGGATGACTTGTATTTGCGGTCTATCTTTTTTCTCATCTTGTCAGTGTATCTTTGAACACCAATATCAAGATCCTTAGTATCCCCGATGGCTGCCCGCTGCGCGAGCGTCTTGGCGTATTCAATGGCTGGAGGTAAGGCTAACCCCACAGCTACCCCGCCTAATGCATGCCCCATTATTTTTCTGCCAACCTCATCTCCTAAAACTTTTCCAAGAAAGGACCCGCTGCTGGTGAGCTTTTTAGGGAGAAATGTCGTCATTGCTTTAGAGGACGCCCTGATAATTGGCTTGTGCATCTTTTTAGCTATCCCTGGGTGAAGAGCAGACAGAAGTCCTAGCCCCGCAACGATGCCGGCGATACCAGCAGAGGCATCGAGGCCACGCTCATCCAGTTTTGATTCCGCAAGGATCTTGTCGTAGTGCTTCTTTTTAGTGAAGGACTCGAGCCCTCGATCAAGCAGCATCTGCTTCATCTTAGCCTCTATGTCTTTGTCTCTTCTCTTTTTAATTGGGATTGCTAGCAGCGCTCCTGGTACGTTTCCTATCGCCTTACCAATGCTGGAGGCGTACATACCAGCGCTCATATCTTCCAGCATGTCGCTAGCATTGTTGAAGCCAGCAGTCTTTTGTAGAACGTCTCTAAACTCCTCATTTAGGCGATCTTTATTCGCAGCTATCGAGTAGATCCAGCTATCGATGCCTTTACCGCCACCCGTCATGCCGAACGGGGATAAGACCTTGCTCATGACTTTTTGCGTTACAGACTGGGACGGGTTGGTGACGTACCGTTTAATCAGCACCTTGTTCCGCTCTGCCCCAAGACGACGCACTCGAGCCTCAGCCTGCTGTATACGCTCAGGGTTGTAATGACCTTCTACCATTTGCATCATGGACGTATTTTTAAGATCAAGTCCCTCAGCACCAGCACCAGAAATCAAAAGAACTCTTTTTTCACCGTTGATGAAAGACTGCAGTTCTTTAGGTCGCGTCTTTGCTGTTTGGCCTTCGTTACCTAGGCCGATGAACTTTGCATACCCTATTTTCCTTGCCTTCAGAGACTTCTCGACAGCATTAAGCTGGCCCGTAAGCAGGTTCCCGTAAATAACCGTCTTGTGCTCAGGGTCTTCCCCAAGATGCTGCTCGATGTCAGTCATCACTGCTTTTACTTTTGGGGAGTACGTCGCAGGATCTTCGTGTGCGTCTAGTTTTTTATCTAGCACAGCAGGATCAGTTGAGACCTGCCGAGCTTGCATGAGTTTTGAAAACGCGTCTTTAGCCTCGCGCTGGCCAACTGGGAGGTTGTTTCTGATCTTCCACCTGGTGATGGGGTCAACTGATGTGAGCGTGAAGTCGTAGAGCTTTTTCTGCTCTGGTGACATTTCTACCTCAACGGTCTGAAGTTCCCGTGCAGGCATGTCCCCTTCAAGGTCTTTGTGGGATACGAAGTCGACCTTAGTGCCAAGGTATTTGGCTAGCTGCTGCTTATTCTTAAGGCCTTTGATGATGGTTACTTTGGGGGAAAAAATACCCTGTGTTTTCGCGTCTTTTTGTACGAATAATTTGTCAAAAAAGTTCTTGCTAACAAGCTTGTGGTTGGTTGGTCCATACGTGATGTCCATCAAAGGTACGACATCGTTTGGCTCATTGTTGACGATTGATCCTGTCAGCGTGATTGCGTTTTTGAACTTTGGCCTGAGGTCTCGGATCTTGTTGTAAGTCGCGCCTTCAGTTCCGCGGACGCGGTGGATCTCATCCATGATAAGTGTGTCTGCACCTGTATCAGCAAGGAGCTTATCGCCGTGCTCTCTGAAGAGCTCATAGCTTACGATGTTGTAGTCAGAGGAGGAACCTTCACCAATATCCTTACTGCTGCTTTCACCCTTTGGTCCATAGGTACTGTGCGATGAGTTAGTGAAGCGTTTCAGGTTTTGAACGAAGTTTTCACGAAGGGCAGCTGGTACGATAACGAGTGCACGCTTTGCCTTACCCGTCTCTCTCAGCTTCTCAAACCCAGCGATGCCTGTGAGCGTCTTGCCGCTACCAGTCGCATGTGCAGCCAGTAGGCTACCACCATTCTCCAAGAGCTTTCCTATAGCCCGCTCCTGGTGCGGTTTTAGCTTTACGTCTTTTTTTAATTCTGCCCCTTTAAATAAATCAGACATACCTCGCATCATGTCTTTCGCAGCACGGGCTTGACTTATTCCTTCAAGAGCTACGTTTCCTCTCCCCACACCATGCGCGCCGCCGGCTATAGCCCCGATTAAGCCGAGCAGGGCTGGGGCTTTAGATATGAGCTTATCCTTTAATGTTTTGTCTTCGTCTTCTTTGAACTTTTCTTCAAAACGAGACCGGGCCAACAGCCCTAGACCAGCTGCTGTCATGCCGCCGCCCGCAGCACCAATGAAGCCGCCCACAGCCTGTGCAGCGGATCTGCCGTTGAGACGAGCTGTCTTATTCATCATGGCTTCATGGAAGCCAAGGTGGAATTGAGAAATCATACTAGCCCCTTGATTTACCAAGAATACCCTATGCGGTCATATTCTGAGTTAACACCACCCCAACCACGTCCAATATTCTGCTGGATCTTTAGATTTCTTTTCTTGGCCTCATACTCATTTGCGAAGTTCACCATCCACTGCATGTAGTAGTTGCTTTTATTCGCCCGCAAAAAGCTCGATCCACCAGCAGAATAGTTTAGTTCATTTCTTGCTTGGTATAAACCCTGAGACTTGAGTAGTTGGATCGCTGCAGCATGCATCAGCAGGTAAAGGCTGGGGTAGCTACCAATATCAGTGCGGCCCATCACCGGGGTGGTGGTGTTCCAGTCGGAGATGGCCATTTCAATAGCGAAAGTGAAGAGCTCGTCGTCAGACTCTTCCTTTCGGATCAGACGATTAAGTGCCGGAGTATCAAGCATGAAAAGGCGAAGGTACCTCTTCGCCTTTTCCATGCGCACTGTCGACTGAGGGTCCTGTAAGGTCATCTAGCCCTCATACGGTTTGTTGCGAGCTTTTTAGTCTTTTCCGTGCGTCATAGGAGGGTGCTCGAACTACGAAGTTTGGATCACCGCTTGGGTTTACTGCCCCTTCATACTCAACGCCGCCTTTTTGCTCATAAGTATCCTGTCCCATTTCTGCTGCCCTTGCTTCTCGCTTGCCGGCAGGTTGGGGGGCCTCACCCTCTTGTGTAAATAGCTCCGGCGTGGCTTCTGGTGCTTTTCCACGACGGGTAGTGCGTTTGCCAGTAGTGGCATGGGTTTTTAGCACTTCAGAGATATCGCCAAATTCTTCAATTTGGATCAGTCCATCACTGCGAAGATTTAGCATTCCATCGGTGATGTTAGAGACAATTTTAAGTTGGTTTGGTCCGAGGACTGTGCAATTTGGCGCACCGTCTTCTTTCCACGAAACGCTATAACCAACGCGCTCAATCGAGGTTCTTTGGTCAGCTTTTGTAGCGGGGTCAATGCGTGGAGCACGGACCGTGGTGTTCGTAACTTTGAAACGTTTTTGCTGTGTCGCCATAGAATGTTTCTCCTAGGAAATAAAGAGGGTGGCAGTCAAATATAATCTAACCGCCACCCTCAACCGATTCAAGACAAATCAGCTACCACCAGCCGGGATTGGGTTCGGAACATTGAGTTCGATCTTCGCGATCGACTTGATGTTACCGAAGCCTTCGGCGATGTATTCCCAGGTCTTCCAGATGACCAGGTCAGCCTCTTTCTTAATCCAGAATTTCACGTCGTTCAGGATGAAGAAGTTACCGAGGTATGCTGGCTCAGTGAAGGCCCAGATTTCACCGGGGAGCACGATGTCGTGCTTGTTGGTGACCACAAGCTTGCGGTTCATGATGGTCTGGTACTTGTACCCTTCCACCGTGATTTCCGAAGCCAATGGAGAACCAACTTCAGTTGCAGGCTGAATCATGTAATCGTCGTAATCGACGGTGTTCATGAGCGCACAACCAACCGTCAATTGATCATAGTCGATCATTTTGAACAGGGAGTTGATCTCTTTGCGGTCAACAGCGGTAGCTGCCGACACAATACGCTTACCGGTGATGGAGATCGCCGATTCAGCATAATCGATAAACTTCACGTCTTCGACGCGTTGAATATCTTTTACGCTGTTTTCTTCGATGACCTTCGTCACGGGATAGTCGTAAGCCAGAAGTTCACCTTCTGACTTAACGAACTTCTCAGACTCGATCTTGAAGAAGGGAAGCGCGTAACGCTTACCCTGAATGTAACGCTCATCAGCCTCAGAAGCAAAGTTCACAGCCTTTGCTTTTGAATCGTGCTCGATGTCCACGATTTTGATGAGTGTGTCGTGATCAGTTGAGCGCGTCAGATCCCCCCGATTCACAGACTCAGGTGGGAGGATCCGGCGTGCGAAGCCGATTTCACGGATTTTAGAACGAACGAAAGCTGCGCCAGCAGCTGCCATTTTTTGAATCCCGTCAACAGTCTCCAAC